GTTGCGGGAAGAGCACTGGACGATCCTGGGCATGGAGGAGCCACACACCTTACTGTCAGTGAAGAGTCTGCACGAGATTTCACAAAGGCAAAGGGCGTTGATGCTCCGGGCACTCTTGGTCATGGCAGCGTAGAACTCAAGAATCCTCTCTTAGGTAATTCGTGGGATGATCTGGGTATACCTCCCGGTCACGCAGAGGCCGACTTTATTCGTGCCAAGCGTGCTGAAGGTTATGACGGCATGATTCTGAAGAACGGCATGGACGGCCATCAGGAAATAGTTGTCTTTGATCCGAAGCAAGTGAAGTGGGACGGCCCTTCCGGTGATACTCCAGCAGTTCAGATGCAGGCAGAAACGGTGAACCATGCCATCGACGGCGTGAATGAGCCGACGAATGTCACTACTGAACAAGCCGCCGCGTACAGAGAGACAGCGAAGGCGTTAGCCAGTTCCAACTCCCCTGAAGACATTCAGCGGTTGATGGACGGAACGCACTTCAATCTCCGGTACATGAATGGCTCTGACGCGTTGCGTGCTCACGTCGAGGCACTGTCGGATCACTTCGCTGATGTTCTGAACGAAGCGAAGAAGTCTGGCGGAGTTTCGGTCGAGGACAGCTTCAAGATGGCCCATGACATGATCGGCCATTTCTCTGAGGCTGACGCGACAAAGGCTCTGGCTGACCGCATCGGCCAGCGGGCCGCGCTGTCTGTGTCGAGTCTTGCGAACGACATGCACCTGAAGGATTTGGGTCAGAAGCTCTCGCAGATGTCAGACGTTCTTGAATCACGTCCTACCGACGTGGTTGCTCAAGAGTCCGCGAGGCGGATGCTTGGAACGTATCTGGATTTCGCGCGTGACGTTGCTGGTGATGAAAGTGAAGTTGGGCGAGCACTGAACTTGAAGAAGTATCGTGATCGTCCAGAGATGGATAATCCGCAGTACGCAGGGCAGGGACAGCCTCAAGCTGAACCTGTCGCGAAGCCCGCTGCGATCAAGGAAGGACAAGCCGCTGTTGAGGAAGCGAAGGCCGAAGTAGCGAAAGCGAAGAAGGCTCTCGTGAACAAGACGGACACTGAGTCTGTCAACGCAACACAGTTCTCGCTCGCTCGCGTGCAGACGCGGTTAGAGAATGCCATGAAGGGGCTGCCCGAACGGGTTCCCGACAGGCCGACTCGGATCATGCGGGCTGAGGACATCGCGGCGCAAGAAGAGAAGTTCCGTGCTGAGAACCCCGGCGCGACTCTGCCTGATGCACTGCAAATGGCAAAGGACGCACAAGGCGCAAAGGCTCCGAAGAATCCGATTGAAGACCTCTCGCGGCAGATCGACGCTGCGGAGAAACGCCTGCAAGCGGAGACTGAGAGAGCGGCGAATCCGAAGGGGAAGACTGTTGGCGGCAGCGTCACGCCGTTCGACAGGCTGAAGGCTACGGCTCCCTCTGAGACAGTGGCAGGAATGCCGGTCAGAGACATCCGTGCTTCTCTTCGCATTATCAAGATGGCTGGAGGCGAACCGCGCAACACTGCGGCTGTCGTCAACAGCATCAAGGTAATGCAGAAGAACCCAACTATCGGCGGCAAAATTTTCGAGTTCTTCGCCAACTCCCTGTTGAGCGGGCCGAAGACTTCGATCACCATTGCAGGGACTAACGCAACGCTCAGTAACTTTGAGCCGATAGTCCGCATGGTTGCTGGCGCATTGACAGGTAACAAGGCCATGATGCAGGAAGGCGCTGACATCATGTGGGGCAACTGGAAGTACGTTGGTGACAACCTCCAGTCTGCTCGTGCAACGCTGAACTCTGGACAGTCACTCATTGATCCGATGCCCTCGCGGAATCAGATCGGTGGACTCACCGGAGACATCGTGCGAATCCCAGGCAAGGTAGTTGGCGCTGTAGACGAGTTCACAACGACCTCGAACTACAGATCGCGCATCCGCGCCGCGTCGTTGCGGGCTGGACGCGCACAGGGACTCACAGGAGACGCGCTAGCACAGCGTGTTGACGAGGACTTGCGCGCAGCGTTCGACGAGAACGGGATTGCTCGCGTTCCCGCTGCTCTGGCAGCATCACGAAAGGTTTCCCTGCTGTCTCCCCTGCGCGACAACCAACTCGGCAAGGGTCTCCAGCAGTTAGCCATGAATCACATCGAAGCTCGTTTCATCATGCCGTTCATTCGCTTCGGTGCAAACATGTTCGACTATGTGTGGCAGGCAACTCCCGGCCTGAATCAGTTCAATCAGGAAGCGCGCTCGATCATGCAAGCTGGCGGTGAGGAAGCAGCCGTGCTGCACACTCGAAGCGTCATGGCAGGTAGCATGTACGCCTTCGGGTTATACAGCGCGCTCAACGGGAACCTCACAGGTAGAGGTCCGTCCGATCCGAAGTTGAAGGAACTGTGGATGAAGGATCACCAGCCGTACAGCATCAAGGTTGGGAATCAGTGGATCAGCTACCACAGAGCGGAGCCGTTGTCTTTGCCTCTCGGACTGATGGCTGACATGACCACAGCGATTCAAGAGTTGGATCACAAGAAGGGTTCGCCGCTGGACACCGATAATCTCGGCTATGCCATCGTCGCCTCTCTCACGTCCAACCTCGCGAACGAGTCATACCTGTCCGGCCTCACGAACTTCATGGGCGCGTGGTCACAGGATGATCCGCACGCGACGGCGAAGTGGATTCAGAACTTCGGTGCTAGTCTCGCAGTTCCGCAGATCGTCAGGACGTTCAACAACGACGACACCATGCGGGAGACTCGCGGATTCGCGGATGCGATCATCAACCAAATACCCGGCTGGAGCAAGACGCTCGATCCGCGCTACAATGCGTTCGGTGAGAAAGTCATGCGCCAAACTGGCTATGCACAGAAGGCGGTCAATCCGTATCCTGTCGTGCCTGACAAGCCGAGTCTCGTGGAAGATGAATTGTCGAAGCTAGGCCGTGGGCTTCCTAACCCTCCGCAGAAACTTGGCGTGAACAAGGATATTGACCTTGCGAGCACTAAGTGGATCGAGAAGAAAGGCCAGCTTACTCCGTGGAACCGATTCAACGAACTCCTCCGCGACGGTACTGATGGCGAGGGCGGTATGCGATCCAAGCTGACTGACCTCGTGAAGTCCGACGAATGGAAGGAGTCTAGTCCGGGCACAGAGATGTTCCCCGGTGGAGAACGCTTCATGCGCGCCGCTGCTGTGCAGACGCAAGCGTGGCAGCGAGCACAGAAGCAACTCATGGAAGAGTACCCGAAGCTGAAGACCGCTATGGAGTTCGAGCAGCGCCTACGTGCGGCTGCAACCATGAGCGGATCGGCTGGTGTCCAGCAAGTGCAAGCGCAGTTCGGTCAACCGTAGTTCCTACCTTACGCAACTAGAAGGGCCCCGGCTAGTGACAGCGGGGCCTCTTCATTTCCTACTCTCTAGCGATGTCTGACGCACAAGCGATGGAGATTCAACGAACGTTAGGCCGTCTAGAGACAAAGATTGACGGTCTCACCGAGAATCTGGAAGTGCTCCATGAACGGGCCGACAGTCATGCGACCCGTATCACTGAACTCGAAACTTGGAAGACGCGCAGTACGGCGTTCTTTGCTGGTGTCACTGCCGTTGTCTCTATCGTCGGAGCCGGTGTGTACCATCTTCTTTTTCTGGCGAAACACTAATGGCTGACGGAGACAAGGAAAAGCAAGTTGAGATTGCAGAGGGATTGCAGTTAAAGGTTCTCAAGCGATTCGACAAACTGCTCGATGACGGAACCATCACGTCTACCGACATGGCAACGCTCGTTCGCCTGTTGGCCTCGAACGGATGGGTGCTCGATCCTGCTCGTCTCCCCAGGAGCCTGAAGGACAAACTTCTCGACACTATGAAGTTCGACGACGACATGGACGAGGAGACGGAGCGCAGGTTGAAGGTCATCTAAGTGTTCTCTCCCGAAGAGATAACTGAGGCTGGCCTTGATGACTTCAGAAACTTCCTCGTGCAAGTGTGGGCACATCTCGGACTCCCGCGTCCCACTCCAGTTCAACTGAGTATCGCCTACACGCTACAGCACGGCCCCAAACGGTTAGTCATCGAGGGATTCCGTGGGGTCGGCAAGTCATGGATCACGGTGTCCTATGTGATCTGGCAACTCCTGTTGGACGCACAGACGAAGATCATGGTAGTCTCGGCTAGCGAACAATCGGCCCTCGACTTCACGACGTTCTGTAAGCAACTGATCTACTCGATGGAGATGCTTCACCATCTTCGTCCTGGGAGAGATCAGCGAAACTCCAACACTGCATTCGACGTTGGCCCTGCGTTACCCGACAAGTCTCCCTCCGTGAAGTCTGTCGGTATCACAGGACAAATCACCGGCTCTCGCGCTGACCTCATCATCCCTGATGACATCGAGACGCCAAAGAACTCCTACACGCATGTCCAGCGGGAGAAGCTGGCGCAGCAGATCAAGGAGTTCGATGCAGTGCTCAAGCCTGACGGTGAGATTCGCTTCCTGGGTACGCCACAGATCGAAGCGTCAGTCTACAACCGTCTCTCGTCTCGCGGCTACACGATCAAGGTGTGGCCCGCTGAGATTCCTGAAGACGCCTCTAAGTACCACGGCAATCTGTCAGGATACATCACCAACCTGATTGAGAGTGGCGCGAAGCCACATGATCTTGTCGAGCCAACTCGGTTCACACGCGAAGACCTCAACAATCGTCTGCTGTCCTACGGGAAGGCCGACTATGCGTTGCAGTTCATGTTGGACACGAATCCAACGTCGCGTGAGAAGAACCCGCTCAAGCTTGCTGACCTGATCGTTGATGACGTGGACATGGAGATGGCTCCAGTGCGTGTCGTGTGGGGCAGAGATCGCGCGCAACTCATCGAAGACCTCGATGCTGGCGGTCTCGAAGGCGACTGCTACTACCGCCCCATGTGGCGCTCAGACGAGCGCACCAAGTTCACGCAGACGTGCATGGCGATTGACCCGTCAGGTCACGGCACAGACGAGACAGCATATGCAGTGGTTCGCTTGCTGCACTCGCAGTTGTACCTCGTGGCCTCTGGCGGTTTCCGTGATGGATTCTCTGAGGAGACACTGAAGCGTCTCGCAGGGATCGCCGCGCAGTACAGCGTGAAGGGAATGTCGCTGCTGATCGAAGAGAACTACGGCGGTGGAATGTTCACGTCGCTGCTCACTCCGCATCTACACGCAGCCTGCGCGTCAGTCAACAAGAAGCGCGCAGAGGACAGCAGGAACCCTCCGCTCGCTGGAGTTCGCATCGAAGAGGACGTGTGGCACACAGGACAGAAGGAGCTTCGCATCCTTGATACGCTGGAGCCAATCATCCAGTCTCACCGGCTGGTTGTGGACCGACGTGTGATCGAGAAGGACTTGTTGCAGCAGCAGGAGAACTCGCG